TATTCCAGGCCGAATAGTGCATTCAAACCTGGCTCTAACTCTTTTACGAGTTGGGATCGTGATATAGCCATAATTTATTCTCCTATTCTAGCTTAGTTTTGTAGTTCAATTAGATTAGCAACTACTACTACAGATCTGAAAGCCGCATTTTCATCGTTTTCAGGATCTTCAGCAGATCTTAATAATCTCCATGAAGCTGCATCAGCACTTGTGTCGCCGATATCTAGTGTAGCTGAAGACTGACCAGTAGTTGTACTACCAGCTGTTGTATTCATGTCATACGTTTCTAGGTATCCTGCTTGTGCTACAGCAGCATCTGTTGCTACTACATATTGTTGTTACGTAATGGTTCGCAAATGTAGGCTTTAAAGTTGTAGCCGCATTATAGAATATACCATTTAATACACCAAGAACTGGAGCATCAGTTGTCTGACCTCCAATTATGTAACCAGCACTAGAAGCAACTGCTTCACCGTGATATACAGTGGTAGCATAACCCGCGTCGATTTTGTATTTACCCTGACCAGAAGTCGCTGGTGTTGAACCAAGCGTTCCTGCAGGAATCAAACCAAAACCTTGTGTGTTTCTATTTGCCATAGTTGTTTTCTCCTTATGTACCTATCCTACGGAAAGGTACGGTTTAATTTAATCCAGTGATTTAGAAATAGTTAAAAAATTATTTCTTAGTACCACCGAAGGTTACACGAGATTGCCTTTCAACATTGATCGGCATTCTACTATCTTGCTCCTTCATTAAATCGTTTCTTACAGCTTCGTCTCTTTGTTTATGACGATCAGTCATATACTCTTGTCTTTGCTTCGCGATTTCCTCTGGTACCTTCGCAAGTAGAAGGCCTCCAACTCCAACAACTCCCTTGTATTTACCGTCTTCAACGGTTGGATAATCAGATGCATTTTCAACTTCTTCAGATCTTACTAACTCATATCCTTCTCTTAATCTTCCAGATATGTTTTTTGTATCTTGAAAGCCAACGCTTTCTGCTCTTATCCATCTGTACCTGAAACCATCAGGTGCAAGGGGTGCGTCTAAAGCTGACGGATGGACCCAAACTTTTGGTCTTTCAGTCTTTGACCTAGTTTGACTCGCACGAGAAGTAGTTTTGTTTTCATTTTCCATACGCTTATGCCTCCTTCGTGAGTTTTAATTGTTTTGCGTAGTCTTCGAGTGGCACTCCTAATTTTTTAGCTATTGCTACCTGAGAAGAAGTGAGTCTTACAGTTTTGCGTCCAGGTTTTACGCTTCTTGAAGCAGATGCAACCGTTTGCACGGGAGTGGACGTTTTCTCTTCTGTAGTATTACCAAATCTGGCAGGAAAGTCAACTTTCATTCTTCGATCTATTTCTTGATAATAGTCTTCTGAACGTGTGTCATAACCTTCATTTTCCAAATCTTGATGGTGAGCCATTGCTGAATTTGTCATAACTCGATTACTTCCGAACCATGAGTTTTTAACAGCCCAGGCTTCCGCTTTTGGATCTGGCATTGGTCTACTTTCAGTAGAGTTCTGTACAATGTTTCCACTGTCAGCAGATTGTGCAGTTGGTTCTGCAACAGTCTGTTCTTTACTTTGTTTTACTTGTTTAATCCTAGCATTCTCAAAAGAGAGTTCTGCTATTCTTTTATTAGCTGAAATTTGAGCTTTAGCGTCTTGAGACTCGATAGCCGCTGCAAGTTCTCGCTCTGCAGATTCTAATCCAGCACTGACATTTTTTTCAAATTTATCTAAATAATCTAAGTCTGTTTTTTGAAAACGAGAATAATCTTGTTTTCTTTTTTCTTCAACTGACCTAGCGTATTCTACAGCAGCATGTTCTCTACGTTCTGCTTCTCTCATTTTACGAGTAAGTTTAGCAATACGTGCTTGAACACCTTTACCATATTCTTCTAATTTATCGTCGTCTTGTTTTATTTTTTCTTGATCCGTTGTTTCTTGTTCTTTCTGAACATCCAACTGCTCATCAGATTTCTCAGATGAATCATTGGACTCAGTATTGTTTTCAACTGTTTCATTTACTACCTCGATTTCGTTTTCTTGTTTTTCCTCATGCAAATCAATGTCTGCACCAGGACCCGATGTATCGATATCAACAGTTTTGTTTTCTTCTGGCATAGTTACTCCTTCCTATGTTTAGAACTCATGCAAGATGTCCTCTGGACTATCAATTGTTGCTAAAACTTCGTCGTCATTTAGCAGACGTATTTCCCCACCATCTATCTTTATTCTTGATCCTGCGTAACGTGCAAACATTACCCATTCATTAACCTTGCACCATGGACCATCAGGATATCTCTCCTTATCCTTATAACAATCTGGACCCATAGCTAAAACTAAACCACATTGTGATGCAACTTGTTGCTTTTCCAAAGTAGTCTCGGCTAATACTAATCCTCCTTTAGTTTTTTCTTTCATTTTAAAAGGTAAAACCATTATTCTCCAACCCGTAGGTTTAGGAATTTTTCCTTTTTCTTCTTCTTTTTTCTTTGATTTTTTTACACCAACAAGATCATTGTTTGGTGTTAATATCGATGATTGTTCCTTCATTGTGCTCCTTATCGTTTAGCAGGTTAGAGATTTCCTGACGCACTGATTCCAGTGCATTGATTTGTCCTATTATATACTTGTAATTTTCCATACTGTCAACCCCTCCAGATGTTATCGATATTGACAATTCTTCTATTCTTGAATCTAAAAATCTTAAAGTTTTATTTATTACTGTTTCTAATTGCATTATTTTTTTGCTACCTTTCCTGTGTTTTCACCTTTTTTAATAACATAATCTTGAGTGCCGTTAGCTCCCGTATCTACTTCTTTTTTTAGTTCTTTAAAAAGGTTCATTTGTTTTTTATCTTTTTCTTTCTGTTTAGAATATTGTTCTAAAGATTTTGTGTCTCTCACTAGCAATTCCACTTTCTAAGTGATTTAGATAATCTATCGTCTCCAGTATTATTACTAGCCTTTTGTCTCTTACGCATTCCCTTCATACGTGCACAGAAAGACTTACGTCTTTTTGCAGCTTTAGATCCTTTTTTTAATTTTGATGGTTTTGTTGTAACAGCAGTTTTTAATTTTGAACCAGGATTAGCTGCTCTATATGAATCAACACCTTTTTGATTTAAACCGCCAGACTCTGACTTACCTTCTTTTCTAGTCCACGCTGGACTGCCACCTCTTTTAAAATCTTGTCTCATTTAAATGTCTTAACGTTAGTCGGTGTAGGGCCAGTGTTTTGGGCTTGTCTTTTTCGTTTGACAGCACTCGTTTTTTGCGACTTTGTCATCCGTGTGGCTTTTGCAAGTGGAACGCATTTTGGATATTTTCTCTTTGAGCCTTTGCTTCTCCCGCACGGTTGATATTTTCCGTCCTTCTTCGGTGCTCCGATATCGACCCATTTTTCCGATACCCATTTTCTTAACCCACCTTGTGAAAAGTGAGTACGCATTAAACACGGCCGCCTTTAACGTATTTCATTCTAGTCATATCCATCATTCCACCACCCATAGCTTTTTTTCTTTTCTTCTTGCCACCTGGTGTAACTTTACCTGAACATACGGCTGAACCATACATGTTAGCATATGCTGAAGGATATACTTTGAATTTTCTTTTAGCGGCTGCTTTGCCTTTTGCACAAAGTTTAGCCATGTTAATCTTTTTTATCTTTTTTATTTCGTTTAGCTATTATTTTTCTAGCTATAGTAAGAGGGCTAAATCCTTTTAAAACTTTATTTGTTTTTGGAGTTTTATTAAAAGCAAGTTCTTTTTTAGGGTTTTTCTTTATTTTTTTTATTGTATCTTTTGCTGTTTTAAATAAACTATCCTTTTTCTTTTCTACTTTACCACCATCTTGCATGAAGCCCATTTTATTTCTAACTTCAGTCGGTAGTTTTTTTAAACCTTTGTTTCCAGTTGGAACTTCTTTTAAAGCTGAACCACCATCACTAAATTTTTTCTTTCCTTTTTTATTCATCTCCATAATTTTTTTAATTCCAGGATAATCTTTTGCTTTTCCTACACCTACACTTATACTAATAATTTTTGATTCTGATTTTTTGGATTTGCTACCATCCTTATACATAGGTCTTTGCATCATTCCGCCACCCATCATTTTTTTTCTCATTATTTTTTTCCTCCGTTATTTTTAAAAATTTGTGTACCCTTTATACCATAAATGCTCGCCACGACAAGGATCCATAAATTTGTGAACCATTTTGGAAGCTCAGAGAACATATCAAAGAACAGTTTTACCTTGTCCATCGCTGTTGGATCATCCGATACGACTGCCCAGGCCAAAATTGCAATTGGCAAACTTAGAATTATCAAAACTGCCTCGTCCTTCCAGTCCGATTGACGGGCTTCTAAAAGTTTTCCTTGGTAAGCTTCTTTTCCTTCGGCCATACGTGATGCATGCATAAGCTGTGCGTCTGACATAGCTATTTTAGTCTTCTGTTTGTTAGCGTAAATTTTACTACCAGCAGAGACGGCTAATTTAATTGCCGATAACCACATATTAGTACCAAGTAGCTGTTTTTTTCTTATCTTTTAGCATTCTTTTAGTTCCTCTTACTTCTGCTTTGTCTCCAGCAGGAATATAATTGAAAGAACCATCAGCAGTAGTCTTAGATCTTGGATCTATTTCTACATTTTGACTTGGAACTGCCATTTGTTTTTGTTTTTTATAGTTCATCATAATTTTTTACCTTTTGTTAAACTAATATACCATTAATTTTCGTCAATAACAGACATTTGTTGCACTCCAGATTTAGCAAGTGATACCCTAGCTCTTAATTCGGATAATTCTTCGTTTTGTTCTAGTTTATCTTCAAAATTATCCTTAGATTGTAACAATCTTGCTCTTGCAAGCTCTTGTTGAGCTTCATCATTTTGTTTTTTACGTTCATTTTCCATGGCTCTAAGATCAACTTCACGTGATTTAAGTTTTAGTAGTGGATCAGAATCAAGTTGTGACGTAATATTGTTTTCTTCCTTCATAAAATCTTCTGTCATTTCTGCAATTAATACTGCTTTTCTAGATTCCATAGTTTTTGTTATCTGTTGTAACAGTTCCGCAGCTTGTGGATTAGTTGGAGCTTGTTGTTGAAGCGATTGCATCTGCATCATCTGCTCTCTAAACTCAATTTGTACCTGTTCTTGAGCCATGATTGATATATGTTCTAAAATATTTTTTTGAATCGCTGCCATAATAGTAGGATTATTTTTAACCATGTTGGTTGACATAAAATTTAAATGAGCTGTAATGTGTGCTCTATGATCTTGACCAGGAAAAGCTTGAAAAGGTTTACCAGCCATTGCATCAACGTGTTCTAAACTTGGATCTTTTGGTGCAGGTGGTGAAGGAGGTGGTAATATTTGATTAACATCCTTAACTCCAATTGCCTCATACATTTTTCTATATGCATGATAAAGATTATGGATTTGTGGATTTGATTGTGCAAGTTGTAGTTCTGTCTGTGCCATTGTAATTCTTTGTGACTGAGAGAATATATTGGGATCGGCTACAGGAATGATATCGATTCTATCATCAAAATCTACTTGCTTAATTGTTCTAGCTCCTCCAACCACATCATATGGATATTCTGGAGGTAAATATTGAGCAATTATTTTACCTAAAAATCTAAATTCTTTTTTCATAGCCGCATACAATCGTTTATGAATTGCAGACATGACCCGTGATCCACGTTCCAATAATGCTATTGTAGTTCCAACGGCTGCGTTTTGATTACCATCACCCACTTGCATATCAGCAATAGCCGCGAATCTTTGACCAGCCCCTACAACAGTTCCCATTAACGATAGTAAAGTTTGAGAAGGTTCCTTGTAAGGTAATGGAAAAAATGCATCTCTTAAGTTTCCACCTGGTGCATCTACATCTTTAAATTCACCTGGTTGTATTGGTGATGCTTCATCTCTTACTCTAACTCCACGTTGTTTGAATCCAGCTGGCAGGTTAGATAACGTTCCCGCATCTAATAACTGCCTTAGAGCCGCGGTCGCCGTACGAGACAGTCCACCTATCATGTGGATTAAACCGAAACCATAAAAACCTAAACCTGGTAAAAATTTAAAATGAACAAAGTATTGTATTTTATTTCTTTTAGGATCATCTGGTGCATAATTTCTTTTGATAGATAAAATTTTTCTTGAAGCTTCTTCAACTGTTACTATGTATGGAAGTTTAATTCCTGTGGGCTCACCATTTTCATCCATGTCTTCAAAACCTTCAAGGTCTAAATTTACATGACACTCTAAAACATTATATATTGACTCTTGTTTTCCAGTTTTTTTAGTTCCAGAAATTTCTCTTTCTTTTTTAGTTAACTCATCATTATTATCAACACCTGGTGGACCAAGCTCCACGTCAGCATAGAAACCACTAACTTGTTGTTTTCTTAAATCGTTTTCAGAAATTTTTAAAGAGTGAATGATTGATTCCGCTTCGTCTAATGAGGTAGCCGTGTACGGAACAATCAAATCCTCAGCAGGTATAAATTTACTTACTGCTCTTCCTAATAACTCATCATAATAAACTTTTTTAAAAGTTGAACCAGCTAGTGGTAAATGAAATAACATTTGATCAAACTCAGGTTCGTATTCTTCCATTTGATCCATTAATAAATAATTCATATAGTCTTTAACTCTTTGAGACTGTTGTTGAACAGGAGGAGAATCTAATCCAATAATGTCTGTTCTTACAGGGCCACCTGCAGGTAACAACTCTTTATAGGCTTGAGATTGAAATTGTGTAACCGCTTCTGCTAGAACTGGGTGAGTTGCTCCACTAGCTCCTTGAAAAGGTTCTGTTCTGTTTTCGTATTTGAATCCTAAAAGATCTAGACCTTGAATATAAGATTGTTCCCAATCTTTTCTAGATGTTTTATAGTCCATGTAATCATCGACCATTTCATTTCCAATAGGTTCTAAAATGTCTTCAGGTAAAATATCTGCTAGGTTATCAAAGTGTGACTCTGTCCCTGGTATGTTGATAGCTCCTGGAGCAAAATCAATTGTTGCACCACCATCTTCTTCAGGGATGACCTCTACAGGACCTTTTTGTTCTATTACTTCTTCTTCTACAATTTCTTCTTCAGCTGGTATTTCTACTTCTGTTCTAAGTTCATTGGGAAGGGACTTATCTATATCTGCCATTTAAAATTTCTCCAGTCTTACTGTTTAACTTGTTTTAAAGGAACTTTCAACCCCTGTGGTGTTGGTCCTGATTTTGGTGGTGGGCCAGATTTCACTCCGCCTGAACCAAGTGGTTTATCAATCATACCACCATCTTTACTGCCTTCTCTCATCTGTCTCAAAGCTTCACTTACCGCAGAGTCCAAAGACATGTCTATTCTTAAATCTTTTACAATAGCATTAAATTTTTGTTGAGTTGCTTTATCAGCATTGGCCATGTATTTCTTGCCATAGTCCATTAATATCCTTTGATTGCTATCTTAGGTTTTCTGATTAGACCACCTTTGAAATTTGGTTTCCTGCCTTCAGATTTTAATTTTTTAAGATCTTTAGTTCCTTTAATTTTATCTTGGGTCTTTTTTAAAAATTTATTTAATTGTTTTTCACCTTTCATTAAACCATATAATGTTTGCGTGTCTAAAATTGGATCTCCTGATTTATATTTTTTATCTTTCTTTAACATTTTATCTTTAACGATATTAACAGCGTCTCTTAAATTTTTAGTAGTATTTAGTTTTCCTTTTAATTTGTCTTTTACAAAAGATTTTATTTTTCCTTTGTTTGCCTTATAAACTAATTTAGTTACTCCTAATAACCCACCAGCAAGATATTTTTTTCTAATCATATTAATAATAAATCCTTTTCTTCTGTTCGACAACTTCATCCACATAGTCTTCTGGATGTTCAATTAATCCACCTTGTCTAAATCTCATGATCGCTTGTGTGGTGGAATCCACTAGATCATCATGATCCCCAAATGGAAAGGCTGCACATTCTTCAATGACATCTTCTGCAAACTTTTGTTCAGGTGCCCACACCATACCA